ATAACTTTAAAACCAATATAATAAACGTAACAGTTATCGACACCGCCCAAACTGCTCAAGAATTGGCTATTAAGTACGGGTTTAAACTCATAGGATGAGACACACTCGGCAAGGTGCGATGCCCTTAAAACGCACCAATAAACACTAAATAAATTAACAATAGGAAACTAAACAAAATGATCAATCTAATTAAAGAATCAGCTCAAGACAATTTAATCGCCGCTATTTTTGAAATTATCGAAAAAGTAATCCCCTGCCCTTATATGAGTTTAGAGAAGAAGAAAGCCTATTTAAAAGGAGCGGAAAACTTTTATAACTTCATTGATATTTTAATAGACGAAGATGCCGAACCCAACGGTTATTTTTTAACCGATAACGAAATCTATAATTATTTAAGAGAGAACGATCCCACCCTTGAGAAAAGCCTCGCCCTATTAAATAAGAAAGGACAGTACGATGACCACCAAGATTGTCAAGCATGGTTATTAGCTGAATTATTAGTTAAGGAATATAAAGAAAATTATTTATATAATCACTTATCAGAATACGAAGCGGCGATTAATGACTTCTTAAATTATCATGAATATTTTTACAATTGTACAGATGATGGAATAACTAGAGATTATTGTTATTAAATAATCATCTAATTTATACTTAATTCTCTTTTTATCACCCTTTAAAAGGGAATTAAGTATAAATATAGCAACACACTAAAACAAACGTCAAAAATAAACAATAAACAACGGAGTTAAAAAGATGAATTATCAAGAATTAGGAATCCTAGCATTAGAAATCATAGAGACTGATATTAATATCAAATTTCAATCAAATTGGGAAGTCTACCAAAATAAATGTCAAGCTATATTAATTATAGATACTGAACGCTTTTTTTTCGTAGATAATAAAAAAGCTCAAGAATACCACGAAGAGGTATTCGCACTAAAAGAAGACGCAGGAAAGGATTTAGCTATTATTTTTTATGATACCGTTACCCCAGCGGAAGCTATTGGGCAGGATTGCTTTATATTAACTGATAACCAAGAACAATTTACTGTAGTAACAATTGATGGAAAAGTTATAAAAGATGGTCTTTTTCCGTGCCAAAATCACATAAAAACCGCTATAACCAATCATAAAGTCGGAAAAAGTCTCAACGGACAACATCAAGAAAAATTTAATAAATTCAAAGAATTAATCGCCACTACTTTTATAAAAACAACCGATAATTTAATCTATGAATTATTAAGCAAAGGAAACAGAATAAATAGTTTATATTTCGAAGAAAGCTACAACGCCCCAGCAATAATTGGTTACAAGGAATATATGGATAAACATGACCCCATGTTAATTCAATCTTTTAAACTAATAAAAGAGAAAGGAGAAGACCCCCTAAAATACAGTTTTATCGATTTAACAGCCTTTTTTTATCGTGATAAACTCTATAAAGAAACCACCACTAAATTTAATGAAATTAAAGAATTATGGAACGAGTTAATAGACTTCGCACTCGCCGCCAAAAATAACTAATTTATACTTAAATCGCTTTATATCACCACCGTAAATCGATTTATGTATAAACACACCAGCAACTAAAATAATCGAAAAATACCTTGTCAAAACTAAATAATTGAGTTACAATAAAAACAGTTAGAAAACACTAAATAAAACGGAGTTAAAAAAATGAGTTTGAGTTACAGAGAGTTACAAAAAATTTTAAGAAAATACCGTGAAAAAGGACTTACTACAATTAAATTAAATATTAAAAAAGTTCTTTTAATAGCTGAATATGAAAGAATAACAGGCAATAAACAAGACGAAGAAACAAAAACTTCTTTTACCACTTTTCAAGGATATTACGATTATACAAACATATTACTTCCCCAAGAAGAATTTTTATTAAAGAGTTTATATGAATATCAATATCAAGGCTATATTTATTTTAATTTCTTGAATGCTAATTATTCCGAATTATTAGAAGAATATAACAGAATAAAAGAAATAGAGAGAAGAGGAGAATTAGTACAGGTAGAGAAAAAGATTAAATTTGTAGAACCTAAAGAAATAGATTACAATTTACTTCGCAGGAATTTTCCCTTAGGTCATTCCATTGATATTTTATTGGGACTAAGGGCAGTTGAAAGAGATACCGATCTAGCTTGGATCATAGAAGAAGCCGAAGCATGGCTAAAAGGCTTGTTAAAGGAGATAGAAAAAGTCAAAATAACAGGCGACTACAGGTTTTGCCATAAAGAACCTGAAATGAAACTTTACTTAATAAAAAAGGCTTTACACCCCGACAATATAAAATTAAGAGAAGAACAAAAAAGCCAACTTAAATCGCAAAATTTAAGTTGGAAAGAAATAGCTAAGAAAAAAAGAACCCGTCCGTCTTTTTATCAAAAATAGTTTTATAGTTAAATCACTTTATATAACCCCAATGGAGTGATTTAACTATAAAACACACCAACACACTAAAACAACCGTCAACAAATAAACAAAAACGAGGAAAGAAAAATGCAAGAACTAAAAAAAGAAATCGAAAATATCTTAGATACTGAATTAAAAGGGTTTTATTATTCTATCGAGATAGATAACGGCTGGAGTCTTGATTTAAGAAAAAATACAGAATATATAAATATAGATATAAGTTATTTTCATAACTTCAAAAAAGAAAATAATTATATTTCCCTTTCTCTAAGAGAAGACACATTACTACTTATTGGCAGAGGTGGCTGCGTATGGCGTAAAAGCGATCCAGCGAATAAAAGTGAATGTTACGAAATTTCGCACGAAAAAATCCCCTTCCGCACCCCCAAAAAAGAAAAAACAGCAGTATTAAAAGCAATCAAAAACATTTGCCAAAAATATAAATCTATCCTTAAAGATATTGCATCAAGAGGCCTGTTATTAAGTGAAGATTTACCAGCAACCATTGAATTAATTAACAGTCACCAGAAAACACCTTAAAATCTCTTATTTAATTTATCGCAAAAATCTCAAATATTCTCAATAAAAATAGAATAAATACATAATTTCTACTTATATTTATTCTATTTTTATATAATTTATTTCTATCTATTTTATATAGATAGAACGCAACGATTTAGTTATATTATAAAGGTAAGCAAAAAAAAAGTTAGCTTGATTAGCTTGAAAAGATCAAACACTTACAAAAAACAAAAACAAACACTTAACAGGACCTAGAAAAATGAATTATCAAGAAAATTTCATTATGAATTGTTACGATCCAAACAAAATAGATTGGTTTATCTTAAATGATGTGATTATCGGTTATGGAAATAAAGAACAATATCAGGAATTAGAAAAGCAATTCCATAAAGAAAAAAAACTAAATAATGAAAAAAGTAAATTTCATTTATATACTAATAATATAAATGAAATTGAAATGTTAAGAACAAAAAGAGATTGGGGATTACTTCGATTAAATACAGTAGAGCCCGAAGACATAGATTGGTTGTTAGATCAACTAGCAGACATACAAAACGAACTAAACGCACATAAAAAATATAAACCTTTCAAAGATTAATCGGCGATCGCCAATAAGAGTTACTCAGTAATGAGTAACTAACCACAAAACAAACACTAAATAAAACGGACTTAGGAAAATGAATTATTACGATCAAAAAATAGCTGAACTTATGGCAACATATACACCTCCCCAAGAAATAACAGAAGATTTTATCACAGATATTTACTGCGAAGGTAGCATAAGATACAATGATTTAAAAGTATTACTAGGATCACCAAAATTTTATTATTGTTCTAAGTTTAAAGATTATGCGAGGAACTTTAAATATCTTATTGATAGCTTGAATTATGAATTAGAAAGAGCAAAACGGGAATTATTAGCAGTGCCAACCAATCAGCAAGAAGGCTATAAGCAGTGGGTATGGTTATTAAATAAAGCATTAGACAAGAAAAACATTAAGGAAAGACGGACTGAATTAACTCAGGCATGGCTTAAAACTAACAGAGAGCAAAAAGAGTTTTATGACAGACAAACGTTATTAAGAGATGTTCGTATTATGGCAGAAGAATTCGGACTTAAATTAAAGCCAGAATACAGATTATAAATTATCTAATCTATGTTTAATTCTCTTTATTTAACAAGGTAAAAGGGAATTAAGCATAAACACTCCGCCAACAAAAACAAACACTAACAGGACTTAGAAAAATGAATATAGCTTACTTAGAATCACAGTTAACAGAATTTAAACAGAAAAGATTAACTAGCATTGAGTTACCAATAAATGACAATTATAAATTGTTAGATGAATTTTTAAACGTAATGGTCAAGCTAGATCAAGAGAAGAAAGCAAAAGCAAAACTAAAAGAGATTGCACAACCTCAAGAAATAACTAAAGATTTTATTGATCAAAACTTTTCTAGTTTACAGCGTTATTTTATATATCCTTTATTCGGTTTTAGTGATTGCACCAGTAACGAATTAATCGCCGCCCGTATTATGGCAACTCAAGAATTAAACCGACTAGAAAGAGTTAAGAAATCGGAACAGGATCAAGACTTAAAAAGATGTTGCGATAAAGCTATTTATATCTTGAGAAAAGGATTAAATAAATAATACCCTAATCTATGCTTAATTCTCTTTGTTTAACCAGCTTAAAGAGAATTAAGTATAAACACACCACCAACTAAAACAAACACTAACAAGATGTCAAAAAAATGATTAACACAGAAGAAGTTACAAAGGCGATCGCCAATCAATATAAATATCAATTAGATGAATCAAGATATATAACTGAATCAATAGAAAAGGGTATCAGAGAAGGGCAAAAAATGATCGAAAACCATAATAGAATATACAACGATCACGCAGTCATAAAAGTAGAAACTAGCAAACTTTTAGGCTTTCTTGGAACTACACCGACAAGTTATTCTAATAAATACATTTTTTTTAATCAATTTGTAAATAATAAGATCCCTTCAGATAAAACAATAATAGACAGATCGGAGAAGGGGGAAATTATGGCGATCATTAGAAAAATAAAATTTAACGCTTATTGCATAGAGAGAAAAGGCGACACTCAATCCCCCGATTTTATTTACATCATAGAAAACCACAAAACAAAACGCTATCTAATGCAAGATTATTTAAGCAACAGATAATCATCTAATCTATACTTAATTATCTTTATTTAACCACCTAAAAGAGAATTAAGTACAATCTACCCCGACAGACGAAACAAACGCTAAAAACAAAGAATAAACACTATATAACTTTATCTTATACTTTCTTTAGTTTTTATCAGATATTTCTATAGGTTAACTATTGATTAAACTAAATAATTTAGTTAAGATAGAGACAGTTAAAAAAGTTTAAATTTTAGGTAGCCCCTCCTTGATGTGGTTTTAAATTTCTTTAACTGACAAAAATAAAAAACAATTAATCAAGAGAGAGAAAAAGAATGTTTAGAGGGTTAGATTTTGACGATATGATAGATAAATTTTACAGTAATGGGAATCATGTATTACAAGTAAAAGAATGTAATATTCTGGCAGTAACTGTAATAACTGATATATTTGATGCCCCGATAGCTATTGATTGGGGAACTTTTAAAGAATATAGCTTAATGAATGCCACAAGATGGTTAGAAATCAGATAAACAGATAAAACAAACCGCAGTTAAAAATCAATCTGATAACGTGATTTTAGCTTATGTACATTAATTAATTGACGTGGTTACTGAGTAAGTAACCACCAAACAAAAACACTTCTAAATCGTCCATTACAACCAGTTAAAAACGATTTAGATAGAAACACTAGTAATAACTAAAACAACACCAACTAAAGAGGTAAAAAATGCCATTTGGATTAGAAACAATGCACAAAGTTTACGATATAACCATTACTGTTAATTGTGATTTTATCGTAATTCAACCACAAGTAGAATTGTCACAAGACATAAAAAATGAAATTTTAGACATCCAAAGCATACCAGGACATAGAATTTCATGGGAATCTCGTTTAAAAAGTTATTACCTTTTACCAGCAACAGCATCAGATAAACTAGCAACCGCTGAACGTATAGCCATCGGGTTAGAAGAAAAAGGGCTTACAGTGTTGAGGCTTATAGATCATTACATTAAGCCAGTAATTTGTCAATCTTATATTATCGCTTAATCTTCAAATTATATTATTAAAGAGGTAAAAATGCCAATATGTCCAAGATGCAACGGAAAATCATTTATTAAGCATGGGAAAACACCAGCAGGATCACAGCTAATTAAATGTCAACATTGTCATAAAGTATTTGTTCCCGAACCTAAAACATCAGGAAGAAAACTTATTGGCGATCGCCCATTAACACCTTACGAAAGAATTAAAAAATATAACGAGAAAAAAAGAAAACAAGAGGATAAAAACAATGACTAAAATTAAATTAATTAAATCTTTATTGGACACTTTCAAAAAGATTGATAGCGTAAGCATTAGTAACGAGGATACTTTTTTTGTTACTCGATATAAAAATAGATTACTTTTAATTAAAGCAAAATCTGATAGGTTTAAACTAAAAGCGGATTATACTTTACTAACTCAAATCCCTACTAAATTTGTCAATCCAAAATTAACTAGATTTATTGAAAGTCACTATTAACCCACTCATATAACATTATCTAAAACAACTAGGTTTTTCTCTCAAGAGAGCCTAGTTATTTTCTTTTATAGGGAATCATCAATAAGACTAAAATAAAGCCATTAATAAGCAAACAAACAGCAATAGATAGAATAATTAAATCAATGCGGGTTGTATTATTTTTAAATTCTCTTTTAATTCTTCAATGTAATCTTTGTTTAATTCGATCGCCACATATTTTTTATTTTGCCTACTTGCTTCATTTACCACCGTACTAATACCAGCAAATGGTTATTTTCTAAACCTAATTAATCTAATTTCTTAATCCAAAATACGGAGGAGAAGTAACACAACAATCTATTGACTTATTAGCTAACGACTTTAAAACTTCCCGACAATCACCTTCTAAAATCATCTTATTTTAATTGCAACTATAAAACAATCATACTACACAAAAAGATAACTTGACCATAGATGAAAATCTATACATTAATAATTAGTCAATTTATCCCTTATTTATTGTCTTTAGGTATGAATAGTTATTTATCGGTGAAGGTAGCCTTATTTCTTTAAATAACCATCACTAGAGAAAATAATTACTTATTCCCTTAACTGCTTCTTTTCTCTTTAACAAAAAAAAGAAAAAAAAATCTCGTCCGCATAATTAGATTGATCTTTATTTATTTGATGAATAATTGAGTTAGTTATTATTATGTCATACGAAAACCTAACGATAGGCAACCTTAATCAGGAAGCCTGATACAGACTATCTAATGCAGAAACTCGTCGATTGGTGAAACTCTATCATTAATAAAACAACTATAGATAAAACTCTATAGATAAAGATAGATCATTAATTGGTTAAACTTATCGATTAAAGAATAGTCATAAATAAAACTGATGAATCGTCAATTGGCAAAAAACTATAGATGAAAAGATGAGCATAGAGAAAAAGCTATGAATAATAATGTGCGATCGCCAAGTAGTTATAAAAAATCTTATAATAAAAGAAAAGATAAATTATAAAAAAAATAAATGAAGATCATTAAATTGAATAAAGATAGCTTGTATAATCCGCATAGTGGTTTGGGAACAGAATATAGTCCTTTAAAAAATACTTTTTTCGATTTCAACTTGCCAAATAATCCAGATAATAGAGATAGTTTTTCATTGCTGTATCGGACGTTATGGCAAATTCAAAAAGTAGTAGATTATTTTCCGAATGAGATGACAAAAGAATGGGGAAAATTAACCTTAAAAAGGAATAGGAAAGTACAGAATGAAATAGACGAAGCTACGGATAATTTAAGAGAGGTTTTTAGAGAAGGTCAAAAATTAGCTAATTTATACGGATCAGCAATGGCAGTAATTTATATTGAAGATGGTGGCGAGTTATACGAACCAGTAAATTATGACAAAATAAAATCTTTTCAAGGGTATTCAAGAATATTTGATAGATGGGAATTGACAATAGCCCCTAAAAGTTATTCTAATAATGAACCCTATAATCCTGAATATTACACTTTATTGACTTATTCAAGCAATCAAAAAATACCGAATAATACTTTCATCCATAAAGATAGAATATTGAGATTCAGGGGAAAACAATTACCCCCCTATGAACAAATATTAAATCAAGGTTGGGAGGATTCGGTATTACAACCATTCTTAAATCCGCTGAAAAATTATCTAGCTGGTTATCAATATGTTACAGAAGCACTAAAAGATTTTGAAATAATGATTGTCAAGATACAAGATTTAAACGAAAAGTTGTCGGCAAGTGAACAGGGTTATAGAGCGATAAAACAAAGAGCAAAAGAAGTGAGTATTGATGCAAGTAGTCAGCGTGGTTTATGGATGGATAAAGAAACGGAAGAGGTACAGATATTAAGTAGAAATTTCAGTAATGTAGAGAAAATAGTCGATATTGCATTAAGAGAAATGATCGGAGCTTCGGGAATTGATCCAGGTGAATTTTATAAAGAAAAAGATCAAATAAAAGCTAACTCAAAAGAAGAAAGGTTGGCATCAGCTAATCGTATTTTATCTTTACAAGAAGAGAAATGGGGGAAGCTAATAGAAACACAATTAGATTTGATTCTAGCCCCGTACAATATCAAAAAAAGCAATAGAAAATGGGAATGGCTATCAACTTATTCCCCAACAGAAAATGAGAAGTTAGAAATGGACGATCAAGAGTCAATTACTTTGGATAGATATATCTCTAATGGTGTATTAACGGCTGAGGAAGTAAGATCATCTGTATTTGATAATTCCGATACAAAAATAATGTTAAATGAAGTCGATAAAAAAAATGTATTAAAAGAACCTGAAAATATAGAAGAAAAACCATTAAATGAAACTATAGAAAAAAAAGAAAATAAAAAAGATGCTCAAGATGAGGTAGAGAAATTTGTAGTACAAGAAAATTTAGAATTATTACCAAATAGTTATTATGATATAGATTTAAAAGACTTAGAAGCAATTGAAGAAGATTAATCTTGACTGCGGGAATTATGGGTATCGCCACTAGAAGGAATAAAACCGTTTACTTTCATCAAATAAGATTCAATGCCATCAATTCTTTTTTCTATATTTTTTAGATATATTCTTATCTCGGCTTTACTTGCTCTGAGGTTAGACGCATTCTCTTTAATACCTTCTTTGATTTTATTCGTATCACTTGACAAAACGCTCATAATATCATTTTTGATCATTGTTTGTTTTGTGGTATTTAAGTAGTTAAATATGGGAATACCGAAAATTGTTAGCAATCCTACTATCACTGTTACGATTAATTCAGGGCTCATTTTAAATATTAAGAATTATTGCAATTTCTATTTTAACATTGTCAAAAATCTTTATTTTAAATTTTTGTTTTTTCCCATTTGATTTTAAGATACTGTCTAATTGCTTTTGCTTCTGCTTTTGTGCGGTTATAAAGATCAATAACTTTAAGTAAATGATAAAAAAGAGTAATCATACTTAGAAGCAAAAGTAAAGGGTGACTATGAGCAGTAATAAGTCCGATTAGAAATAGAAAAGAGAAAAATAGATTTCGTTTATATTTAGTTTTTAGCACCTTAAAATTTATTAATTTTTGTTATTATTAATGCTATCAAATATCGATTATTAACATTTATTTTTTGTTTAAGTATTTCTTCTAAAATCTTTTCTAGTCGTTCATTGATTTTATGTATATTTTGGTTAATGAAATCTTGTAATATTTGACATTCCTCGTCAAGTAGATTATAAAATCGACAAAATCTATCAAATTGCCCATCAGAAAAAGGATATTTATCTTCCTCTAAAAAGATAACTTCATTGATTCGGTCATAAATAAATTTTGCGGGGACAAACGGCTCTATTTTAGGAAATACCAACTCATAATTAAGATAATCTTTTTGCAATTTAGTGATCATATTTAATTTATTCAATAATGCCGATAAATTAGACTGATACAATTCTCCCGTATCTTTTTTCACCTGTGGGATTAAAAAACCGTCATTTCTTTTATTAAAGCCCGTGAACAGCTTTTTTTTTGAGATATACACGGGCGTATCATAACTTACTTTTTCACTTAGTAGGTTCATTGCTTTTCTTACCAAATATAACTTCATTTTAAGTAATCTTTTAATACTTCTAAAATATCGTTTACGTTTACCTCACTTAAATCTTTTAATTGTATATTGAGTAGTAAAACCTCATCTTTATCTGCTTTTACTTCTATTGATGCAAACTCGGTTTTTATTGCATACTTAGAACCTTCAATATTATTTATTCCTTTACTTTCTAATACTTTTCTTAAATCCATTATTCCCCTTTTCTTTATTTCAAAACTATTTTGTTATTGTTTTTAAATATGTCAAAATCTCTTTAACTTTTTCTTCTCCAATATCTGTCAATTCTATTCTCAGAGAAAAAATATTTACCCGTTTTTCTGGGTCTAATGACATTATCTGTTTTTTGTCAAGTTCTAGGCTCATATTTTTAACTGAAAAATAAGAATAATCTCGACAGATAGATGTATCCTCATAACCTAATTCTTTTTGTAAGTCCATTATCTTTACCCCTTAATTATTTTATATTTATTCAATGAAAGGTTTTATTACTGCCAAAATTTCTTTTACTTTGTCGTTCTCTATCATAGGAAACTCGATTTTTAAATTGGAGTATTCCCCATTACTACTTTTTATTTCTACGATTGAATCACCTGCTCGTAATTGAGTATTTAGATATAATAATTTTTCTTTTTCTATACCTAATTCTTTTTGTAATTCCATTATCTAAAATCCTTTTCTATGTTTTCTATTAACGCATCTTGGCAACTCAAACCCACTTCTGTGATTATTTGATTTACTGTAATCTGTGTTGTTTCAATTATACTACTAAAACTATGAATTAGGGAAAATATATTAGAAATACTTATCAAAAGTAAAACTTTTTGATGGTGTTCAATCAAAAAGTCGTAATCTTCTTTTTCTAACTCCCATTCTATATTTGACTTCATCACTAGAAACTCGTCTAACTTTTGGGTAAAAATATCTGTATTCATATTATTTGTTTTATACTTGTAATATATTTATATTACACAAAAATGAGAATAAAAAATAAAAATAATGACAATTTCGTATCAAGGGTTACTGACAGAATTAAAAAGTATAAGCAAGGGGTTAAAAGGAGTAACGGGAACTCAGTACAACGCACTGTTTACCTTTAAAGAAGGCACGGGAAATATTGTTATTGATGAAACTACAGGCAACTATAATTTAGAAGGTGAAACCCTCAGAACAGTTAAAGCTAAATTAATCAAAAGAAAAGACGGTACAGTAGAAAGTGACGGCGGTTTAAATTACTCAAGGGTATATTGTGAAGGTTGGTTAGTTATGCCCGTAGAATATAACGGACGCATTCCTAATGTAGTTAATTGTAGTTTCATTCAAAACAATTTATCTTATGAAGGTAAGTTTTATTTCACGGACGCTATTACAACACCAGTTACTGAATCTATAGATTTGGCGATCGCTATTGGGCAAGCTATACAAGGTTACTTTGAAATAAAAGGAGACAACGGATTATAATGAAATTTACTTTTGATGAAAAGAAATTCTTAAAAGAAGCGGAGAGAATAGCTATTAAAGGATTTGGCAAAGTAGCAGATGTAATGCAAGAACAAATAACTGAGGAAAAAAGAGAATACCCTAACCTTACCGTGCGGAGTTATGGTGAGGGTAAAACTGGACGTATTGCTACAAGTCCTAGAGACGTGGTAGATAGTGCAGACTTAAGAGATAGTTTTATGACCGCTACTAGGATTGAAGGTAATACGATTATTTTTAATGCTACATGGGATGCGGATCATGCTAGTTTAGTTTATTTAGGAACTGCTAAAATTCCTAGTTATACTTGGGTAGATAATGTAGTACAGACTATTAATTGGCAAACTATTCTTTAATCTTCTTTTCGCATAGTTGAAAGATGTTAATACATCCCATTACATAGAAAATAAGTATGAATATAAAAGCTACATTTAGACGACGAACAATTATCATGCCTATGATGGACAGGGAAACACTAATTACATTCTCTATTTTTTTATTGTTCATTTTTCTTGTCTTTATTATTTATCGATTTAAAATAACGCAAGTTGTCCTTCCCTTTCAACTGTTAACGGTTTTATCTCATTAGCCATATTGTTATAGTAATTATCTATTTTATCAGCCAAACTTACTCTACCTTCAAATACTGTAACCATTCTAGCTGTGTTCATATTCTCTTTAATTGTGCCGATTAATTCTTTATATTCTTTATCAGCATATATCTCAAGATGGCGATCGCCTTTAGTTATAAAGCACCAATGATCTGGAACTTCTGCTTTTATCCATAAACCATCTTCTGATATTGAAAGGATGTTACACCCTAAAGCAATTAAATCATTATCAATACGATAAAGTTCGGTGCGAATCCAATAACAATATGCGGGGAAGTTTATTATTATTTTATCTGTCATTTTTTAAACTTTCTGTTAGTAGCCATACTCTGTATTCTACCATGAGTTGGTCACATTTTCTCGTGATAATCTTGTCTAGTCTTCAAAATGACTAATTGTTTCTCTAATTGGTCATTTCTCTTATCTAGTTGCTTTTCTACTTTACTAAGTCTATTCTCACTAATCACACCGAATAATAGACTTAGTAGGGTATAACCGCCCGTTACTGTAAATAATATTTGCTGATAGTGTTCTAGTATGAAATTCATTTTACTTTTTATTTTAGCAAAGTATTTTTTACGTGTAATTAATTTTAAATAAAACTATAATTTTATCTCTAAATTTGTTACAATAAACAAAGGAAGTGAATACTAGAAAAGCAACCAGTAACGCAAATTACCAATTGCTTATTAACATCTAGCATCCCCTAAACCAGTTAAGTAACATAGGAGATATATTTATTATGGCAGAAAAAGCAGTCGTTGCACAGATAGATTTTGGATATACAAAGATTGAGGGTTTGATGTTGCCTGATGGTAGCTATCGAATGGGGGTTACTCAAGTAACAAAATTAATGCCTACTCTCGCCACTCAAAATAATGCAACTAGAGAAGTGAAAGCCTTGCTAAGTAAAGAAAGTTTGCTATTCAAATTAAAGTCAGAATTGAATAGTCAACCTGTTAATACGATTTCGATAGATCAATTTATTCAATTAATTAAAAATGTGGTCATTCAGAAAAAGAATGAAGAGGCGATTAATTTATTGATGATATTGGCTGAGGAATCAATAGAACGCCGTTTTAATCATGCCTTCGGGGTTAAATGTACAGAAGAAGATTACAATAAGCTATTAACTATACGCTGGAAACGATTATTAGCTCGTAGAGATTATACGGATGTTTTAATGGAACGTCATATTGATTTATACGGCACTAAACCAATACCTGAGGATTATAAAGTATGGACAGTGAAAGTAAACAAAGCTCTTTTTGGTTGCCAACAGTTCAAATGTAATCGTGATAATATGACAACCGATCAACAAGAAATGATTACTGATTTTGAACGAACAGTCAAACGTTTTGCTTTAAAATATGATCATGCTACTCCTATGGAATTAATTGATCGGACTTTGGAGACCTTTTAAACTTAATCGCAAACCAAAATCAGAGCAATAGATAAAATAACCTTTACTTATTAAATTATCTATTGCTTTTTCCTTTTCCTCTTTAGTTGCTGATATTGTTTGAGTAAATAAATAGATATATTGAAAATTTTGATAATAGTTGGCAACTTGTAATATATTTAATTCTAAGGCTGTCAAATCATCTTTAGGCATGATTAGTTATAATCCCAATAATCATATTCAAAAAGAGGTGTATATTTTCTCTCTTCTTCTATTAATAATCTTTTGATTTTATGTAAATTAATTGGGATACGTGGTACTTTGAAGATGGAGAATGCTACCATTACAGCTATGAAGATAACTCTTCTAATTCCAATAGTTGATCAAATAACTGATTACTTTTAGCTAAGTGATTATTCAAATAATTATCATCTGAAGGTAATCCGTCAACTGTTGGTAATTTACGGATTATGCCGTTTTCAGTTAATTCATAAATACTTACATCTTCAATATTTATACAAGATTTTTTTGGCACAATATTTTGGTTTTTTATTCCTTTAGCTTTTATGGCTAAGGTTAAAGCATTTAAGATGTAAGAGCTATGAGTAGTAAAGATTAATTTACCACCCTCGCCACGATTCATTCCTTTAAGTAATTCATAAAACCTAATTACTTGTTGAGTTGGCGATGATTGGTGTTCTAAAAACTGAACAAATAGGTAATCTTTGTCGCAAGTCTCAACAAATTTGACACTCTGACTTAAATTTTCACCAATAAAAACAGTTATCTTATTAAATTCAATTTTCATATTTAATTACAATTACTCTAATGTTTTTCTCTTTAGCAATATTAATCATGTGGTTCGTCCCTTTGCTAATACCATCCCAAAATGCAATTACCCCGTCTGCTATTTCAGCCATTTGTTGATTTCTTTTATATCCAGCTGACTTGCCATAACGATCCCAGTCTGCTGGATATTTTAATATTTCAAAACTTTTTTCAATAGCGTATTGTTCACCTAAACTATCAGCTCCTTTTGCTGTCCCACTAATAACTGTAACTTCTGATTTAAGGAAACGGCTCAAGTAATAATCACATTTTGTTTTTAATAAGTCGTAATTGTTAAAGTTTCTTGAGCCACAAATAATAACTTTAAACATCTTGTTTATAATTTTCTTTTTGTTGTGCTATTTTTTGTAATTCTAAACCTAAATAGCCGATATGTAAAGGATCAATACTTGGGTTATCTTTGGCGATCGCCCTAATAAGAAATAATGGATTTTCTCCATAATAAGTTTTAATAATATTATCCTCACGATCTTGATGTGATATTGTTATTTTTTCTCCACAATAATTTTTCGGATCATATTCAATAATGAAATTACCCACAGGATCGACATAAGTTATTTTTTTATTGCCATAATATTGAGTTTTAATTAAGTTATCGGCATTCTCAAAACAATCATCATAGATGTGTGCCGATTGACTGATAGTAATCAAAGGTGCTAATTCTAAAGTCTTATCTATTCCATCACGTATATGGGCTTGTAAAGCCCTTAATCCCATTGCATTAGCAACCCAAGCACTGAACATATCATTACTTCTAAAGGTAGCCGTCATGCTTAATTTATTATCGATTATACGCACCCATATATGATTAAGACAAGGTGAACCCCCATGTTCATGGTCACTATCACCAGCGTTACGTCCATAACGGGCGACTTGATAAGGTATTGGTTCAGGCATACCACAATCATCAATCACTTTAATTGTATTACGTTCACAACCGCTACCAGAATCCCATAAATTCATTACTGCACTAGCGGAATCTTTTTCTTTTTTTAATTTTTTAATGACTTCTTTAATTTGATCTTTACCAAACCATGATCTTAATCTTTGCCCATAAGTATATTTAACACCTTCTTTATACGGGGCATCTTTTAAGATTTGTGGTAAATAATTTTGGATATAAGCCTGATCGACAGGTAAATAATTAGGAGTAGGAAAATAAAAATCTTTAGGTTCATCTGTAATTATTGCTTTTAAGTCAATTAATTCTTGCCATTGTCCATCATAACCTGTAGGTCTTATCGTGCCATTAGTTCTAATTCTGTGAATAATCTTTACCCATGTATCAGCAATAGTTTTACCTGTTACTGTATGTCCATAAATATTGCTTGGTTTTATTTCTGTACTATTTTCTTTTATTTCAAACTCATAAGATTGACGTTGATCAATAGTAGCCGTTATCTTTTCTAAATTGGTACTATCTTGATATTTTACTGTCATTGATGCTCTTAATTCTTCTAAGGCTTCTAAACTTATCTCTATATCTAAGTAACCTTTAATATCTGAATTGATTATCCATTTATCGTTTTCTTGCGTAACACCGTACTTAAAGAAGTCAAATAGGCATTTACAACTACCACTATTCTGATCCTCTCTAGTGGTGCTTAAAATCCTTAATTGTGTAACCTGAGGATTTAATAATAAATTTCTAATTAAAAAATTTATTCCCCTTGATGGAGAGTAAAGGTTACCTATTGCCGCATATTCTTTAGAAGCTAACTTTTTGGCGATCGCCTCTTTAGGTGTCCAACCACTAACGATAACTAGATTGTCACCCGTGCCATAAATTAATTGATTTGGTTTATATTTTGGTTTGTAAGTCATAGTTTGATTTATAATTATTACTAATATATTACATTTAGATTACATGAGAAAACTTAAACTGCCAACTGAATTAGATTTTAATTACAGAAGGCAAAAACTTTATTGCCATATATAAAACGAGAAGATTTAGAAAGTCAATTCATAGTAATTTATGAACACTAACTATAGTTACATAATCAAGAAAAGACGATTGATGTAAGTATAAATAAAATTTTTCACTCTTATTTTTTTTGTTTTTCTTTTAATTCTTTAAGTCGATCAGTCTCATCTAATGCCGTAAAATAATCATCATAATCATTTACATGAGTAGTGCCTTCTCTACATTTTAGATGTCTTAAATCACGCATAAAACCGAAATTAAAAAATAAATTGATTTCTATTTTTGCCTGTTCGATTTCACAACCTAAAAATTGTTCATACTGCTTACTAACTATGAAATAACCAGCTTTTCTATCTTCTAAATGATAAAAAACACCTGTCGGATCATCTTCTTTAACTTGTTGCCATTTCAATAAAATTGTTTCTAATTCTTCCATATTATTTTCTTTTCTTATTTGTTAATCTAAGTAGTTCAAAAATATCCACAGTAGTGAATACCGAAATATTAAAAAGTATAGATAGAAGTAGAAAAATCCAATGCACATTTATAATTCCCCAAATATGCCCAATCATCAAAATATTTAAAGCTGAAGAAATGGCTATAACAATAAGCCGAGATTCCAATCTCATTTGTTTACTTTCCTTTTTTTGTTATTTTATATTCAATATTTTCTTTACTTAGAGTTACCTCACCACCACTAATACCTACCAATAAACCTGTTATTGATCCTGTTGTTTCACCACCATAAGTCCATACATAACCTAATTCATAGGCTATCGCTTTTATCCTTTCTGTTTGTGCATCTGTTAGCCTTACTGTATGTTTGTTTGATTTTGACATTTTACTTAATTTCTTACTCTCTTTATCTTACTTTAAGCAAGGTATTTTAGCAAGGTATTTTTTTATTTGAATATCTTATAAATAAACTAAATAAAGATAAGTTATACTTATAAGATATTAGATAGATTAAGATTGAAGATTTAAAACTTTGGCAACTAAATCATCGATAAAAGATAAGTCTAGCTTGAGTAATGGTTTAGATATATCTTCTTGTGGTGGATTACCCATCGCCCAGTGTAAAAATCGATATTGTGGGTATTTTTCATTAAGTGTTTTTGTAATCTCTTTAACTAAAGGTAAGGTATAAAGTGTTTTAGTTTGAAGGAAACCTCTATCGATGGGATAATCATAACCATCAAGGGCTGTAAAGGTGGCTATGGTTTTATATCTAATGCCAAATAATTGGATATGCCCGTTGCGTTTTAAAGGTACTGTTGTCATTGTTTTTATATTAATTGTAATTGTTTAGTTGTGCCTTCTTTTAAAGTATCTTGAGTAATTACTTTTGCGAAATTACTATATTTATATTGTTCGAGTAATTCTGCTGGAAGCCAGTGAGGTGTTCTGTATCCGACAATCCCTAAATAATGAGTAGAACGAGTCAATGCAACATAAAGCAAATTAGACTCTTGTTCTATCTGCCACGAAGTCATTTTAGGAAAAGAACAAGGCATTATAGTCGCCTCAAGAAGATAAACCCTATCCTTTTCTAGTCCTTTAGCTCGATGAATTGTACAAAGAGTAATAGGAGAATCCTGATCTGAAAAGAGGGGGATTATTGAATCAATTAATGCTTCAATGCTATTTATATCGCTTCTTTGTCTATAGATAGTTTCTATTGCCTCGATCTCATCTTTTAAATTCCATGCTTGAGCATTCAAGTCTTTTTCGTACAATTGTTTAAGTTTTTTTTGTAAAAATTCTTGGGAAAATTCTAAAAAACGAGAATAGTTAAAATTCTTTATTTTTGCAATTTTTCTGAGTGTTTTTGCCAATTTTTTAGCTATATCCGTTCCTTTTACGATTGCTTTTTTCCCCTCACCCAATAATTTAATACACATAAGAATTAAAGGAGCCGTAAAACGACATAAAACTAAATCCCCGTCTATCATTTTCTCTATTGCGTCATATTCTCCTAGTAATTCAATAACGCCTTTTGACACGTTATTTTTTTGTTCGATGCCCAAAATAGGGAATGTACTTTGTACTAACTTTATATGAGATTCGGGGCATCGATAACAAATTGATAATGGCATTTGTATCGCTTTTGTTTTTTGAACAATAGTTTCAACGCTATTACAGTCTGCCCCTGCAAATCCGTAAATAGCTTGATGCCGATCTCCCACAAAAATATAGTTACTTCCCCCGTTGCCAATTTTTAAAGCAAGGTTCAATTGAGCCGCATTTAAATCTTGGCACTCATCTACTAATATCCATTTAGGCTGTTTTTTAATTTTCTGTTGTATCTTAGATGGGAGATAAATCATATCCGTGAAATCGTAAAAACCTTGTTTAGCCTCTTCACTTCCGATATTTAATATTTCCGTAATTATTTTTGAAGATATAACAAAATCGTTAATACCCTCAATATTGTAATGATTACATAAATTCTTTAATGAAGCTGGAGAACAATCCGATAGATTAACTCTGGACAGATCAAATAATTGTTTAAAGTCTGACTCATTTTCTACGATGTTATCTAAAAGTAGTGTTCCCCAGACTGTTTCTCTTTTTATTGTTTTTGTATAGTAACCTAATCGTTCTCCAATGTCAGTATATTTCTGTGAGCATAGGGCTGGTTTATTTTTCCATTGATAATATTCAGCTAAATACCGTCTTCCTATGCTATGCAATGTTGATATTGAAGACTTCCATAATCTGCCAAACTTTTGTTTCAAAGTTTGCTCATTTTCCTTCGCAAAAACAAGTATTTGAATATCGGAAAGTTCTACTCCTGTTTTCAAGAGTTCATTGCAAATTAATAAAAGTGTCGATGTTTTTCCACTCCCCGCTAAAGCATTGACAACAAAAGACTGATTAGTTTTATCTTTTGCTTTGACAACTGCATCAATGATTGTCAATTGATATTTTGAAGGTCGCATAATTCACTCCTGTTATCGTTTTAATTAATCGCCAACTAATCATCATTTTGATCTAAATAATTAAGCAATAATTCAACTACCAGAGTATTTAATTGCTTATTATCTTTTACCAATTTTACTTTTATCTCAGAGTGAAACTCCGCATCTATTTTTACGTTTATATTTTTCATAGTACGTTTATATTTCATTCATATTACTATTTTACTAAACAATGTAATAAATGGATATATACAAAGCTCAAAACCATTGAAACTACGTTAAAATTAATTTTTTAGGTGTAATAATTGTGTTAATATCCATTGTTTTCGTTTAAGTAAAACAGATTTTGGGGTAATGGCTTCTAACTCACCTGTTTGTTCAAAACTCAATTCGTTCATTTCTGTTTCACTGCCAACAGCGATATATTGCCCGTTATCGATTAACCAATAATCTTGTTTTAATCCGAAGGTGTAAAAATCGTTATGATACGCCCATTCAATTTGTGTTTGTGTACCTTCTTCAAAGCAATCAGCCATTATTGGTAATTTCCCTTTACTTTCTAACAATTCAAAATGAGCATCTAATTCTTTTTGAGTTTCTTCTAAATACCCCGTCAATAACTCTTTTTGCATAATCGATTCCATATGTCGTTTTACATCTTCCTCGATTATTTTTGACCTTTCTTTTTGCTCTTTAGTATTTACTGAATTTTGCATATTTTTCATGAATATTACTTGCTTAAAACCATTAAAACTAGATTTTTAAATTCCACTTATACAAATATTTTTTTTGTCTAGCAATATGTCTAGCTTCTGCGATAAATTCATCATGCGGATCAAGTTCTAATGCCTTATCGTAATGATGAATTGCCCGATCATAGTCTCCTAAGTAAACGAAAAGCAAACCTACGTTGTACCATGATTCAGGATTTTCTCGGTCTGTTTCTAAGACAGTTTGAAAATATATTAATGAATCTTCAAACTGTCCTTTGTTCAAAGTTATATGACCATTTAAGAAATTAGTTAGTTCATTCATTAATTAGCACATGAAATACATTCTTCTTTAAAGTTATCTTTTTGCACTACACGCACATAATAAATAGCTTTACATTCTGATTCCCAAGCGTTTAACATTACCTCATACATATCTTTTGCTGTTAA